GTATAACGAAGAGGAGATCGTAAAAGAACTTTTAGAATATATTAGATCAACCTATAGACAACATTACTCTAAAGGTGATGATAAAATCCAAACATTGGATCTAATCGAAGCTTGTGGTGATGGTGAATCATTTTGTAGAAGTAACATTCTTAAATATGCTTCTAGGTATGATAAAAAAGGATCCGCAAGACGTGATATAATTAAGATCCTACATTACGCAGTTCTCCTTCTCAACTTCAACGACAAAAACGCAACACGCGAAACTTACAATCAATGATTATGAAACTCTCTGATACAACTGTCAACTTCCTCAAGAACTTCTCTACTATCAACCAGTCCATTCTTTTCAAGGAAGGTAACAAACTTCGCACTATCAGTGTGATGAAGAACATTCTTGTAGAGGCAACTATTTCTGAAGAGTTCCCTAAGGACTTTGGTATCTATGATCTGAACCAGTTCCTGAATGGTCTGTCTCTTCTTAATTCTCCAGAACTTGATTTTGAGAGTAATGAATCTGTGATGATTCGTGAAGGTAGAAAGCGTTCTAAGTTCTTCTTCGCAGATCCTTCTGTGATTGTGTCTCCCCCAGATAAAGAGATCACCCTTCCTTCTGAGGATGTATCCTTCACTCTCACAGCACAGGACCTCCAACAACTGAAGAAAGCTTCTTCTATCTACCAAGTACCTGATATCTCAGTGATTGGTGGGTCAGGTGTTATCAAACTGGTAGCACGAGATAAGAAGAATGACACTTCAAATGACTTCTCTATTGTTGTCGGTGAGACAGAGGAGTCCTTTATATTCAACTTCAAAGAAGAGAACCTGAAGATTCTTCCTGGTGACTATGATGTTGCAGTGTCATCAAAACTTCTTTCCAGATTCACCAGTAAGAACTATGACCTCACTTACTACATTGCACTCGAACCTGACTCGACCTTCGGTTGATGTTTCTATGAGGATCTTGGGTAGTGCTCTTGTAATCATTGCCTATTTCATTATCCTTCATGTTAGTACAACACTTGGGGTTATAGTTCAAACAATAGGGGATGGTATTTCAATCCCCTACTTCATAAGAACAAGATCTTGGGATGTTGTTATTATGGTAACATTTATACTGATAATTTCTTTATCACATTTATTATGAAAGACTGGAGAACTATCTTCGAAGATCTATCAGAAGATGATAAGTTCAAACTTGCCGTTCTTAGAGTGATTGAGTGTACTAATGGAGTTATCCAGTACGCTCATAGAGAGAATAGATCATACGCTCTACCGATAGAAGATACTCGAAGATCAATGAAGTTTAGTATGTCCTCTATCAAAAACCTCGTAATCCCTTTGGGTGATGAAGAGATAGTTTTTGATGGGGATATTGTCGAGCACTTTACAGAGATTCGTAACCTCTATTTGAGTGGAGCTAAAAAAGGTAATGATGAGGATTACGCAGAGTTCATGAGAGCATCTGGGATCATGATCGAGGTTCTCGGCTATGGGAGAATTGTTAAGGCTCATGACTATCTCTTGGATAAGGTCACTGAAATACCCCCAGACAAGTTAGTATGGGGTCTGGAATACATGAGGCAATTCCTTTGAACATCTTCGTAACAAACCCAAGTCCCTACAAGTCTGCAATGGTTCTTCCTGACAAACATATTGTCAAGATGCCTTTGGAGACTTGTCAGATGTTGGCTATTGTCTGCTCTGATAAGTGGGGTCATGGGTTTGGAACTCTACCTAAAGCTGATGGAACCCCCTACAAGACTGAGAAAGGCGCCTTTCGTAATCACCCCTGTACCATCTGGGCCAATGAGTTCGTGATGAACTGGCAGTGGCTCCTGTCTCATGGTCTGGCCCTTTGTGAGGAGTACCAGAGTAGGTACGGAAAGACCCATACCTGTGAGAGTACTCTTCTCCACGCCAAGACCATCCTCCCCACTGGAGACCCCACAGGGAGGTCTGGTAAAGAGACAACACCTTTCATCTTTGCTGGTCCTGATGAGTTCAAGTTGGATACTTCAATATCTATCTTTGATAAGTACAAGATGTATATTGGTTCTAAACCATGGGTAAAAGATAATTATCTCAGATTGCCCAATCGTAAACCTGAATGGATATGATTAACTTACCATCATTTCGTGAATTTAATGTGGACGAAGAGTTCGTATCTTTTTTTGAAAAGAAACTGCAATCTTACAAAGAATCTAATTTTGCAATTGACATAAACACTTCCACAACATTTAATGGATTTCAAACTGACAATCTCTTGATCCTGAATGAGGAAGATGTTAATAAAAAATTAACAACTCTTAGGGAGTGGTTGGAACAGGAATGTGGAATTGGATTTGAGTATCATTGGGCTCATATGATTGAGTATGAAGAAAATGGAAGACAAGAAGAACACAGTCATGATCACAATGAAGATTACTCAATTATTGTGTATCTAAATTCTTGTGATGATGGGGAAACTTATTTTAAGTTGAATCCAACACGTAACATAGGTATCAAGGTTTTTCCAAAGAGATGTCTAAGTGTTATGTTTTCTTCTATCATTCCACATGGTGGTCATTTTACCAACGGTGGAAAAAAGATTCTTGTTCTTGGAATTAAACTTAAATGAAAACTACTTTGACAGTTAGTGATGATGGAATTCTAACCTTCACAGAAGAAATACTCCAGGAAACTGGATGGAAAGAGGGAGATATGTTAGAATTTATTGATAATGGCGATTCTTTTATTATGAGGAAAGTTAATGAGTCGGAATGAGTTTGTCTGGACTGAGAAGTACAGGCCACAGAATATTGAAGAATGTATCCTCCCAGAGGCTACTAAAAAAACATTCAAGAACTTTCTAGAACAGGGTGAGGTTCCTAACCTTCTCCTTTCTGGTCCTCCTGGATGTGGTAAAACCACTGTTGCTAAAGCACTTTGTAACGAACTAGGAGTAGATGTTTATGTCATCAACGGATCCGATGAAGGACGATTCATTGATACTGTCAGAAATAATGCGAAAAACTTCGCTTCGACCGTATCGCTTTCTTCAGATGCAAAACACAAAGTCATCATCATTGATGAGGCTGATAACACAACCCCAGATGTACAACTCGCCCTTAGGGCGTTTACAGAGGAGTTTATTGGCAACTGCAGATTCATCTTCACCTGTAATTACAAAAACAAAATCATCGCCCCCCTTCATTCTCGGTGTGCAGTCATCGACTTCTCAATCAAAGGGAAAGAGCGACAGGAACTTGCAGCAAAGTTCTTCAAACGTATCCAAGAAATCCTGGATACAGAAGGTGTTGAATATGATAACAAGGTCCTGGTAGAACTTATCCAGAAACATTTCCCCGATTGGAGACGTGTTCTGAATGAATGTCAGAGATATTCTGTTGGTGGTAAGATAGATACTGGTATCCTAGCAACCTTTAGTGATGTAAAAACTGATGATCTCTTTAAAAGTCTTAAGGAAAAAAACTTCTCTGAAGTTCGTAAGTGGGTCGTCAATAATCTGGACAATGATCCTGGTTTACTTTTGCGTCGTGTCTATGATGGTTGTTATGGCTCCCTGGACGGTCCTGGGGTTGCTGCTGCTGTCCTCATTATTGCTAAGTATCAGTATCAGTCTGGATTTGTCGCGGACCAAGAGATAAACCTTTTGGCTTGTTTAACTGAAATAATGGTGGAGTGTAACTTTAAATGAAACATCTAATCTTCGCACTACTTCTAACTACCTTTGCAGTACCAGCTAACGCTGAACACTACGGATCAAGGTACGATGAAGAGTGTTACAAAACGGTCTACAGTGAAAGATATGTTCCTGGTAATAGTCAAAGTCCAGGATATGTAACCTACAATCGTGATCGTGTCAGAATCCCCTGTAGAAACAGGACATACAACCCCCCACAACATCATGGAACACATCATCAAGATGATAACTCCTGTGTAGAAGGAACTATCATTGGAGGTCTTTTAGGAGGTGCTGGTGCTGCAGCTGCTTCTGAACCTGATGCTATGATCTGGTCTATTCCTCTTGGAATAGTTGGTGGAGGTGTCGTTGGTTGTCAAATCGATGGTGGTTAATTGAATGACAACGATTCCGACCAAAGTTGGTATGACTCTTCTCACAATCTATTGGTTGGTTATGGGTGGAATGTCTATCAACTTGTATTATCAAAACACTCACATAGAACAAAGTTATGAACGTAAAAGTAATTAGAATGAACACTGGTGAAGAGGTAATCTTTACTCTCATCAGTGAAGATGAGAAGTCGATTGAGATCGAAAACGCTCTTGTAGCAGTTCCCAATGCACAGGGTCAGGTTGGTTTTGGACCTTGGTCAGTTCTTCATAAGGAAGGAACAACACTCACCGTAGACAAACAGTTTATTGTATACTATTGTGATGCGAGAGATGATGTTGTAGATAATTACTCTAATCTATTCTCACCTATCAAAACACCTACTAAGAAGTTGATCCTATGACAGAACTGAAAGACTGGTTGAACTCAATCAATTTCACAAAAGAAAATCTAATAGAGGAGGATGATTCACTCAAAAAAGAATATCCTCCCTTTATTGTCAATAAGTGTTTGTCAGGTCACTTAGATTGTATTCTCTTTGCTAATGAGATGAATAAGTACCATTTCTTAGA